GGTAACCAAGCAGGCGCTGGTGCCGGACCTGCGTCAATGTAACGACAATAGATAAATACTAATATGATTTTATTAGAACTTTTTGATCCGGCCACTCCTGGCTACCAAGATGTTGCCGACGACAACAGTAAGCCAAAGTGGAAAGAGTCCCGCAAGACTAAACTCACCTTGCGTCAGATTAGAAAACTTCGAAAAATGAATGACGTTAGAAATTTTGAAAAACAAAAATACTTAAAAAAGATTCACGCTCAATATGCCGCAGCACCAGCTGACGGCGCAGCTCCAACGCTATAATTCAACATAATTCCTTATTCTGTACAAAAACGCAATAAAACAGCACATTTAATACTGTTTTATTAACTACGCACTAAATAACTGTACAAAGCCATTAACCTAAGGAGATTATTCAATGGACAACAAAAAATTCGAACAACTCATCGCACTTATTACTAATGAGAGTGAAGAACAAGCCCGCGCATTATTTCACGATATCGTAGTTGAGAAATCACGCGAAATTTATGAATCAATGATGGACGATGAAGAAGAAGAAGACGTGTCGGAAGGCATGGGTGGTCAAGTTGGTGATCTATTAGACGAAATTAATAGCGAAGAACAAGGCATGACTGAAGAAGAAGAAGACTTCGGTGATGAAGGCGAAGAAGAATTAGGTGATGAAATCTCTTTATCTGCTGATGACGAAGGTTCAGAATTCGGCGACGAAGAAGGCGAAGAAGGAAATATTGAAGACCGCGTAGTCGATCTTGAAGACAAGCTTGATTCGTTGATGGCTGAATTCGAAGCTATCATGAACGACGGTCAAGAAGCCGGCGATGAAGGCGAAGAAAACTTCGGTGACGAAGAAGGTGCTGATGATTTTGGTGACGAAGAAGACTTTGGTGACGAAGAAGGTGCTGAAGAAGAAATGATGGAAGCTGTAGCATTGCAAAATGTTAAAGGTCTATACGGTTCTAAAATCGGTGGTGACAATGGTCAACAAACAAAAAGCACAGTAACTGCTAATTCCGGACAAGCTGGAATGGCAAGCAAGCCAGTAGCATTCACTAATGCAACTGCTGGAACTCGCACTGTACCTGCTCCAAAGACAATCCCTGGAACATACAAAAATGCTCCTGGTCAACGTAAGCAAGATTTAGCTCCTGCAACGAAGCCAACAACAACTCAAGCTGCTGGCGTTAACGCTAAGAGCCCAGTTGCTGAATCTCGTAAGTTACGTAAATAAGAAAGCTGAGAGCAATGGCTTTGTATCTCAGAGAGAACCTAACATTCGACCGCGCCAATATGGTGGTCGAATCTGTTAAGGAAGATGGCGATAAAAAATCCCTTTATATGAAGGGCATTTTCATCCAGGGTGGAGTAAAGAATGCCAACGAGCGTGTTTACCCAGTCAATGAAATTGAGACAGCCGTCAATACTCTAAACGAACAAATAACAACTGGCTACAGCGTTCTAGGTGAAGTAGATCACCCAGACGATCTTAAAATCAATTTAGACCGCGTTTCACATATGATTACTTCTATGTGGATGGATGGTGCTAATGGTTTTGGGAAATTAAAGATTTTGCCAACTCCAATGGGTATGTTAGTAACTACCATGTTAGAGTCCGGCGTCAAACTAGGCGTATCAAGTAGAGGTAGCGGAAACGTTAGCGAATCTGATGGCCGTGTCAGTGATTTTGAAATAATCACTGTGGATATTGTCGCTCAGCCAAGCGCACCTAATGCATATCCTAAAGCTATATATGAAGGTCTTATGAATATGAGATACGGACATAAAGTTTTAGATTTGGCAAAAGGCGCTCAGGGTGACAAGAAGGTACAAAAGTACCTGAAAGACGAAGTGGTTCGTCTTATCAAAGAACTCAAGATATAAAAAGGGGAACACGCATGAAAAATGCTATCAAACCATTACTTGAGAGCGGATTAATCAACGAGGATGTAAGTCAGGCTATCAATGAAGCCTGGGAGTCTAAGTTAACAGAAGCTCGTGAGCAAGTACGTGCCGAACTAAGAGAAGAGTTCGCACAACGTTATGAACATGATAGAAGCGTGATGGTAGAAGCCCTTGATAAAATGGTTACGACTGGTCTACAGTCTGAGATTCAAGAATTTCAGATTGAACGCCAAGCAATGAACGAAGACCGTGTTCAAGCTAAACAAAAACTACGTGAAAACGCAGTTAAATTCAATGATTTTATGGTTACCAAACTATCCGAAGAAATCAAAGAATTACGTAGCGAACGCAAGATACAATTAGAAAGTCAAGCAAAGTTAGAACAATTCATTGTTCACGCTCTTGCTCGTGAAATCAAAGAATTCTCACAAGACAAAAAAGCTGTTGTTGAAGCAAAGGTTAAGTTAGTTGCTGAAGGCCGCAAACAATTAGAAGTACTAAAAGCACGTTTCGTGTCTGAAAGTGCTAAGAGATTGAATGTAGTTGTCACAAACCAACTCAAGGGTGAATTAGGCCAGTTGAAGGAAGATATCAAAGCTGCTCGTGAGAACAACTTTGGTCGTCGTCTTTTCGAAGCATTTGCCGGTGAATTCAGTGTTACTCACTTAAATGAGAAATCTGAAACTCGCAAATTACTAGCCGCGCTAGACGAAAAAGATCAAAAACTAGCCGAATCCATCGCAACAATCAAGAAAGCAAAAGTCTTGGTTGAAAGTAAAGAACGTGAAGTTCGAATTATCAAGGAGTCCAACAATCGTGAGAAAGTTATGACTTCCCTGCTAGGTTCGCTAAATGCGGAAAAAGCAACGGTAATGAAGGACTTACTAGAAAGTGTGCAAACCGCAAGGTTAACTGCATCTTTCGATAAGTATCTACCGGCTGTTCTTAACTCTGGATCTGTTGCTAAGTCTGCAAAGCCTTCGCTCAGAGAAACAGTTAATGAAGTAACCGGAGATAAAGCTGCCAAACAACAAGAAGTTGATACAGATGCACGTGATAACGTGATCGATATCAAACGCTTGGCAGGGCTTTAAATAAAAAGACATATCAGGAGAATATAAATGTCAAAAGTACTATTAGAAGGTCGTTGGAACGAAACCAAAGAAGCCCTGTTAGAAGGACTAAAAGGAAATCGCAAATCAACAATGGGTGTTATCTTAGAAAACACCAAAAAACAATTACTTGCTGAATCTTCAGCTGGTACAACTACAGCTGGTAACATCGCTACGTTAAATCGCGTGATTCTTCCGGTTATCCGTCGTGTCATGCCAACCGTTATCGCTAACGAATTGGTAGGCGTTCAGCCAATGACAGGACCAGTTGGTCAGATTCACACTCTACGTGTTCGTTATGCTCAGTCATTAAATGACCAAAGCGCAGCGGCTACTAGCGTTACAGCTGGTCAAGAAGCATTAAGCCCGTTCTTGATTGCTCAAGCTTATTCACGCACTCCTCAAGCTGATGGTACTGCTACTGGTTATACTGGTAACAACACTGCTGCTCTTGAAGGTAACGGCGGTAAGCAAATTTCAGTGCAAATTCTACGTCAAGCTGTTGAAGCTAAGTCACGTAAATTGCAAGCTCGTTGGACTTTCGAAGCTGCTCAAGACGCTCAATCACAACACGGTATTGACGTTGAAGCAGAAATCATGGCTGCTTTAGCACAAGAAATTACTGCTGAAATTGACCAAGAAATCTTGTTATCCCTACGTACTCTAGCAACAACTGAGTATACATACAACCAAGCTACTGTATCTGGTACAGCTACATACGTTGGTGACGAACACGCTGCTCTAGCTGTTCTTATCAATCGTGTTGCTAACTTGATCGCTCAACGCACTCGTCGTGGAGCTGGTAACTGGGCTGTTGTATCTAGTGCTGCATTGACTGTTCTTCAGTCTGCAACTACTTCAGCATTTGCTCGTACTACAGAAGGTACATTCGAAGCACCTACAAACACTAAGTTTGTTGGTACATTAAACGGCGCTATGCGCGTGTTCGTTGACTCGTATGCTCCTGATACTACACCAGTATTAGTTGGATACAAAGGTTCTTCAGAAACAGATGCAGCGGCATTCTATTGCCCTTACATCCCGTTGATGAGTTCTGGTGTTGTTCTTGATCCATCAACATTCGAACCAGTCGTGTCATTCATGACTCGTTATGGTTACATCGAATTAACTAATACAGCGTCATCTTTCGGTAACGCTGCTGATTACGTTGGTGAAATCGCAGTTTCTAACTTAACATTCCAGTAAAATGGAATAGACTTGCATTCTTCGGAATGCAATTCATACAAAAGAGCACTTCGGTGCTCTTTTTTTGCCTTGGAAAACTGTAAAAATTAAAGTAGCATAAATAGATTATAATATTAGCATTGTATTGCTCGTTAAACTTGATATAGCAACATTTTTAACTGAGTAATTTTTTTTGAATAAATATAAGCTAATCTAACATTAATTGGAGTATAGGTCGTGCGATGTAAAAAATTCAGTATTGAAAATTCATATATGACACCTACTTTGGTTAAATGGAACTAATTGATATCTAATC